ACCCTGAACGTGAGCAACATAACCATGTGGTGCCTTATCAGGTAGCTCATCGAAACGCTGTACGGTTCCTACAGTTGCCGAGAGACCTTCGTCTCCCAAGCTATCATATGTTGCTAGGTCGAATTGAGCGTTACCGTCTTTGTAGATTACTACAGTTGAACCATCAGCTCTGGCATTTAAGCCTGCCTGACCATTAACAGCCGCAGCCAACCTACTTGCAATATCATCCGTTCTGGTCTCGATCTGATCGGTTCCTGATGTCGTGATGTTTGCAGCTTCTGCACCATCGATGAAGATAGTGAAACGCTGGTTGTAGTCACCTTGCTTAACAGCAACGAGACCAGTGTATGGATATAAGGGGGTGAGTGCTGGGTCCATCTCCACAGTTTTTGAGGAGTTAACGATGAACGTGTAGTCAGCTACAGTGACCGCACGAAAGTCAGTAGCTGGGGCAGTGCTATTTAAATATGCAGTGCCATCAGGGTACGTTACAGTCTTTTGGTTTCCCGCAAGATCGTACACCTCAATTGAATTACTTGAGCCTATAAATACAAAGTATCGCTCGTTTACATCCCTATTAATAAGATGTGTGAAAGACCCCGTAGTTTCAGTGTTACTAATGACAGCAACATGTTCTAGCGGTGGTCGCTTTTGAAGTCCCTCAACCAAAGACGGAAAAGCATTCACCTGCAGTTCTGCCTGAGATGACAGACGCAATGCAGGTGATTGCTGTGATACGCCTTGCACAAGGTTAGGGATGGCAGAACTAATCATTCCCATCAGAGTATCCTACGGTTATGTCCACGGTTCATGACACGGGCTACAGAGTAGCTGTCCATCATATTGAAATCTGCGGTATCACCTTCAAACTCCCGTAGATCGATCAGAGCCTTTTGCTCATCCCGCATAACCATCTGGTGAATAGTTTCGGAGTTAATCATACGGTCTGCAAAGATACGGGCAGCGCGGGTTGTGATATATTTCTTGGCTACATCGGGCAGGTCTAGGAAGTCCTGATAGTAAACTACCGTGGCCTCTACACTACTTTGAAATTCGAATGTACGATCTGCGAGATTAAACAACTTACCTGAACGAACTACCACATTGTAGTAATCTGTATCGATCCGAGCGGTATCTGCGGGTACTGCTATGTGATTAAAACTGTCTCTGCTAAGTACAACACGATCTTCTGTATTGAAGTGCCAGCCCTGTGCTTGTACCTCACGACTAACCTCGTTTAAGACTTGGCTAGCTATGGTAACGTCAGTCACTTGGTTTCCCGTAAGTGTGTTAACGGGACTTTCACCGATAGTTGTTAGCAGGACGTTAACCGCTTCTAACTCGGTCATAGACGTTGGTTTTGTCATGTTGTCCTCATATGAAAAAAATGGGCAGGCCCAATGTTGGACCCGCCCGAAATATTATTAAGCAGTGGCGATTTCTACCGCGCACTCAGGACGCAGGACACCGTGGCCCATTGCGTACTTAGCAGCCATGAGTGTACCTTGGTACATAACTTCGAAGTCACCAGATGTACGCTCTACTGCGAGGTCCATCAATTTGACTGTACCGATAGCAGACTTCTGCATAACCAGAGCTACTGTGTTGGAGAAGTCACCTGCGTAGGTGTTGTTCTCACCAGCAACGGCAGCTACGTTAGCTGTTGGCAGGTTGTTAGATTTAACAATCTCGATACCAGCAACTTTCAGAACTGTACCTTCAGCGTATACACCGGCTCCACCCCAATCACGGTTGATTACAGAGGTCTCTTGGACCAAGTTGTAATACTGTGCAGGAGATACGATAGCTACGCGCTCATTCTCTGGAACGTCTTTCTCATCCATTGCTTTCGCAGCGTCAAAGATAGCAGCGGCCATTGCAGCGCCAGAAGTGCCAGCGTTAGCGGATACCAAAGTTGTACCGCCGTTACCGCCGGAGATGGTTGCAGCTGAACGCGCACCCAAGAGACCTACGCGCATTGTGCGTGTGTCGAATTCTTTAGCCAAAGCCATACCCAAGAGGCGGCTGTATTCAGCGCGCACATCGTAGTGGTTCTTGGCTTCATCGATGTTAGCGATGAATGTATCAGCAATCAGAACGTCATCGATGTTGATGACAATCTCGTTGTGAGCAATTTTCTGTGTACCCAACAAAGGTGTACCTACAGTGTGGTAAGCGGCGTTGGCTTTACCAGTGACTGGGAAAGAGGCTGACTTACCAGACGCGATTGTGCGGCTGACATGCAGGTCTTTCATTACGTTAGTTTCGTCAAATGCTGTGAGAACCTCACCAGCAAAGACTTTCAGGAACAGGTTGTTCTCTGATGCGAAATCAGTTGGAGTGGCCTTATTGACGACACCCAAACGTGATGCAGTTACGTTGGTCATTTTCTTATCCTATGGAAAAATATTTTAGATTGAGAATGACTGTCGCTCATTACTTGTCAGGGTTGTCGGACGCATCCGGCCTAGTCGTTCATTATCGATAGTCTCAGCCACCTAAGAAGGTGTGCTAGTTGTTCTCTCATAGGAATTGACGGGGCGCAGTTGATACCTGACACCCCGCCAGAGGGTTCACTTTTTCTTAGGTGGACGACCTCGTTTAGTACCGTAAGTACCTTTACCTTTTGGCATCCTAATATCCTTTGTTAAAATACCGATGACCGCCCTAGCTTGCCTTCCACATCCTTAGTGTATGCGGAATCCTTACCGTATCGGGGGTCTTTCATTGCAGCTACAACTTCCGCTGTGCTGCGGAACTCATCTTTGGCAGGTGCAGATGCCTTGCCGGAAAGTAAGTTAGGCTCAGAGCCTTCCAACGCTTCCCGCTTAGATACCAACCATTCGACTGCCATCTTTGCATTATCTGTACTTGTCCCAACCATCTGGTTGTAGAGTTCTAATTCTTTTGTATCGAGAGAGCCTTTGGCCCACTCGGTCAACTCTTTGTATCCCTCTTCCCCGCCAACTACGCTCATAACTTCTGCGGCGTCTGCGGTTTGTGAAGCGTTCATACCGTTGATGTAGGTTTCCACCATTTCTCTGGGGTAACCCATTGCCTCTAACTCAGCGAAACTATCGGAGCTTAACTCACCAGAGCCAGCAAATTCCTCAGAGAACTTCTGGAAGCTTACAGGCTCTGACTGACCTTGCGGCTCTCCATCCGTATCAGATGGCTCTGCGGCTTCGTCTGTCGTTCCTGAGAGTTTCTTCTCAAGTTCACTGTAGGACTTTGCTAAATCCTCTGGTGAGTTAAACTTTTCTGGCAACCATTCTGGACGTTCAGATTGGTTATCCTCGGCAACAGGTGCTTCCGGGCCAGTTTCGTCTTCTGTGATTGTGATTGTTTCTGCCATATTTAGTGGTCAATCCGTTTAATTGTTGACGCACCTTTAGAAATTGCAGGTGCAGCCAGTGGTTTCTTTTCAGGTTCAGCTTCTTTAGCCTTGTCCTTCGCCACCGCCTTGTTGTCTTTGGCTTTCAACATAAGAGTTTCCTAATTGTTTCGCCCCTTCTTGCATTACACCCGGCGCTGCCTGTTGCATCATCTGCATCTGCATTGCCTGTTGTTGCTCTTGGGCGATTTGTTCTTGTGATTTGATAAGACCTTCTGTCTCGATACCGAGTGCAGTGGCCCTGCGTTTGATGTAGTCCTGTAGGTTGACGTATTGCTGTAGAACCTCGGGGCCTAGAGCCTGCGTCATGCCTTGAATAAACATATCAAGCTTGCGTAGATCGTGACCACGGCCCAGAGCTTCCATACCAGTAACAATGGTTGGTTTAACTACATTGTCGGGCAGCTTTGGTAGCTTCTTAGCTTTGGTCAGGACATCAATCTTGCGGTTAACATACGGCAGCTGGAATTCCTGTGACAGGATCGAGTAGATACCTGATAGGGTGTCTTCTAGCTCTCCTGCGAGGTATCGGATTTCTTCCGCTGTAACTCGCTCTCCGTTACGTTGAACAGAAGATTGAAGCATAAATTGCTGTGATAGGCGTTCTTCAATTCCTGACATTGCTTGGTAAGCCACACGGAAATCGTTAAACTTATCCATTTGCAGGACTGATACATCGTTTCTATTTCCCTCAATGATTGCTGTATTCTCAGCTTGGGCGATAGTTCGCATACGAGTTGTGCCATTAGGGTTCACCATGAAGAGAACCTTGGCAGCTGCGGCTGCGCCTTCAACGATAGCTTGAGATAAACCTTCGAGAGAACGAAGGTCTCCTAGAAGTTCCTCTACAAAGCCTCGACCGTAATCCTCACCATCAATACGGGAGAACCGCAAAGGGAGGAACGGGACTGCATCTTTCTTATATTTACCCTTAGTGCCAGAGATTACTGTCCCTTTGACTTCTTGGTACACATTAAAGAATTCGTTCTTACGCTCGATGTGTGTGTAGACTTCTACAGTCTTCTCATCACCCTCAAGTTTACCTGAGATATTAGCAGCTGTAGCTTTATCTAGGGCGTTAGGTGAAACATGTTCCACTACTACAATCTCTAGGACATCCCCACTAGGGGCGCGTGAGACTACATAACTGTCTAAATGAATTACACGGGTCTTTTCAGCTCCTACATGGAGTAAGACATTCCCGCCTACGATCAAATGTTTCAACGCTTCGTGCACCGCAACTCGATCACCCGATGTTTCAATCTCAGACATTACCGCCCGTTCATACTCACCCAACTGTTGCTCGATAGATGTTCGAGCGGCTTCATCCTGTGCCATCTCTTTCAGAGTGTACGGCTCAACCATGAAGCGGAAGAATGGGGAGTTAGGAGGCATGAGAGCTATAGAAAGTTTAGATGCTAGGTTATTCACGCCTCGCGCACCGATGCCTTGGAAAGGAGTATACAAGTCACTCGTTTCGTTATGGACATCTGGTGGAATTAGGGATGGAATAGTTAGCTCAGAACAATCTCTAGCTCGGTCTAAATAAGATTGACGGGTCTGTTCGAGTTGGTGATACCGCGCTTCTGCGGTTCCCATGCTCATGTATTACTCACTAATCTGAAGACCAGTACCAGTACCCATATTCTGAATGGTTGGGTCCAAGTCTACTCTAAGTTGCGATGTGCCACTTGCAGCGTTTGCCGCTGCACCTAGTTCGGCTGCGTTACCACTCTCTGGTGAACTTGGGTCATACATATTGGTCATGACTGGGTTCGGTGCAGCGCCAGCTGCGGGTGGTGGAGCCGGGGCTGGTGCGGGTGGGGGTGTTGGGGCTGATCCGCCAAAGCACATAATTATTCTCCTAGTTTTGAAGCTTCTTGTTCTTCGTAAATTGTTTGAATGAAGTCTACGACTGAACGCTGACCACCTCGCCACATGAGGATATCATGCTGTTCAAGATATTGTGGTGCTTGAACAGGGAAACGGGAATTGAGTTCATCTAGTAGTTCTTTAGATATATAAGGAAACATTAGTTTAATCCTCTAAGGTGCAACCTAATCGAAGGCTTTGGTCCACATGGCACAAATGCCGGAGCGAACCACATCTTCATGAGTGAAGTTACAGTGTGCTGCGGGGATGTTGTGTTTATGCATAAGGTCGATAGCAGTCTTTAGACCGCTAGCTCCCTGAAGGTCATGCTGGGAAATATCCCCATTCACGATGACCTTGCTGTCCTCACCAATACGGGTCAGGAACATCTTCATTTCATGTGGTGTTAAGTTCTGTGCTTCATCAAGGATGACGAAAGCATTGTTGAAAGATCGGCCACGCATAACCTCGAATGGGACAATCTCAATGTCGTTCCGTTTTCGAGCTACTTCAAACCTGCCCTTACCAAGCCGAGCCTCTAAGACCTCAGTGAGCGGAATAACCCAAGGAGCTATCTTGTCCTCGATAGTACCTGCAAAGTAGCCTAGAGATTTACCTGCCGGGATATTGGGTCTGGTCAGGATGATCTTATGTATCTTATGGGCGTTAAACATATCCGCAGCTATTGCAGCTGCTATGTAGGTCTTGCCTGTACCTGCCGGTCCTGTGACGAATGTCTGAGGGAACCGAGCAATACAGTCCATGTAGTTTTGTTGGGCAGGGTTCATTGCAAGAAGAGGCTGCACACGGGGACCGCGCACAACCTCAACTTCCTCCTGCTTACGTTTGTAAGTGGATTTCTTTCGCATTATTTTACCTTAACGGATGGGGCAGGCCCCTGTTGCACATTCATCGTCAGTCAACTCATCGAAGGAGTTGGCATTCTCGATGTCTACTTCTGCAAGCTTTGAGACATACTCATCGTAAGTCTCTTTAGTTACGACCTCTTGCGGCAGGTAGGCATAGCCCAAGTCCGCTGCGGTCTTTGTTGGGTCGTTACGGTAGATGAATGATACACCCACATAACTATCCCAGTTGGTTAATATCCACTCGATGATTGAGGGGATTTCTGTTGGGTCATAGCTGATAGTGACAGAACAGTTATGGTCTACATAGTTGTCCATCATAAGCTTGTAGCGGTCTAGCTGTTCTACAGCTGTCTCTAGGTTTACAAACTTACCATCAACCTCTTCGAACTCGACATCATCGTAGGCAACCGGGAAGGTAACCAACACGCTGTCAGGTTCGAATGGTTTCTCAATTACAGTGTAACCAGCTGCGGTCATGATCGGTACGATTGGATCATGCTTAGAGAAGGTGACATTGTTAAAGAGATACTTACCGAGAGGCTTGTGTACCCCCTCTGTAGTGGACATGATTTTACTCAGGGTTCCACTTGGCTTGACTGTGCTGACTAGCTTGGGTCGAGGTAGACCTAGTTCATCGGCAATATCATTGGCGCCATTCCGTGCAGAAGCGCGTAGCTGTTGCAACATCGATGGGATGTTCTTGTGCTTGTTATGATCCAAGAACTTCACGATACCTGTAGCACCTACACCGCAGAGACGCAGGAACTCATTCAACTCATGCCACGAACGCTGCAAGATACCATCATCCAAGTTCACACAAGTCTGCCGGTAGTTTGCACGGGCTGCTAGGTATACAGCCTTGTTCAACCCTTGGAAGTCGTTGAGGTATTTACCCCAATCAATTTCTACTAGGTTACAGAAACTCTTGTTTCCTAACAAGATTTCCGCGCACGGGTTAACTCCCTTGAAGTGTGGAGCACGTTTCTTAGCTGCTTCTGCGTTGATGAACCCCGGCTCAGAACCACCAGCCTCGACCATACGGTCAAAGATGTAGGACAACTCCCACTTGGTGGGCTTGTTCCAGAACATCAGGCTGTTGTTGGATTGCTGACGGTGAGCATTGTCATGCAGCCAGAAATCTTTCTTAGCTGAGATGAACTCATCGACCTCTGTATCAGTCACAGGCATCACAGCAATCTCTGCCGACCGGCGAGAGGATAGTGTAGTACCCATGTGGTTCAGGACATCTAGGATATCCATACGGGTCAGTAGCTGTCATGCACATTTATTCATGATGTCACAGATGCGGCCCAGCGCGATGTGAAGTGTATCGTCACCGGAGCTGATCCAGCCGTAACCCTTGAGGCGTGTACCCGCTGGTCTGATTTCTGTGTAGTCCAAGATGATCTTGTCTACAGGTTCCTTCAGAGCCATCAGTTTACCGAGAGCCTTGGCCCAAGCTTTTGCGCTATCACCGATGGACAGCTTGTAGATACGCTTGTCACCGATAGTCCGCGTCTCAGCTACGTTACCTTCGCGGCCCTTGGTTGTACGGATGGACCGAAATGTTTCAATCTCAGTCTCCTTAGCAAAGCCGTTAAGTGTTCCGACTACAGGCTCGAAGCCTACGCCACATCCCTGTAGCAGAAGCCAGAAGGCATCTACCACATCATGGACTGTTTCGATCTTACCGAAACTACAGTTGAACTGTGAGGCCTCATGCTTCTTCGCGACATCTGTACCACCCAGCCAGAGTGTACGGCCAGAGGTCAGAGCTTTTCGAGCAAGCATTAGTTCACGGAACTCATTCAGTTCACCAAGTTCACCTTGGTTAAGTTTATCAGCCTTGGCTCGTTCCCATAACCATTGCTGGTGGCCGATCACTCGGTCCACTGTAGCCTCCCAAGTCTCAAAGACTGTGCCTTCATCATTGAGGGGCCGGTTGTATGTTCTGCGTGTTACCACGCTTGCTCGAATGTCACTCATCTATTGTCACCGCTTCCTTGTAGCGTCCCGCGTTCCATACGAGAGGCCAACTTATCTAAATTATTTTGTGCTAATACTGAGAGGGATAGATTGTGCTGCCGAGCGAGTTCACTGACGAACCACAGGACATCTCCTAGTTCATCCATCACAGCTGCATGTGGATATGCGTTATCTTTTCGATACCACTTGGCAATCTTACCAGTCAGCTCCCCGACCTCTGAGGTGAGGCCGAGGGTTAAATATTCCAAAGCTTTTTCTTGTGGATATATTGCGGTTGTCGCAGCTAGCTTTTGGTACTTGTCCATGTTGAAGTTCATTCGTCTATCGTCCTGACATAGTAGGCACCCTCACTGCATTGCTGTGCAGCGATAATGTCTTTGAATTGTTGAGGGGTAATCATCAGCACCATGAACTCATCAGTGAACTCATCGTATTGCCGTAGGAATACAAAGCGTTCATCTTGGATGACCTGTAAATCTTCGAGGTCACCCTGTTCGTCTAGTGATGTGATGATGGTGGCGTCATCTTCAAACTCCACCGTGTACATCAGATGCGTCCGATGTAACCTTTGAGGTGATTGTAGCCACCTATCAGTTCACCATCAGGCCTGAAGATTTGTGGGACTGTGGTAAGCTTTGCTAGAGCCATTAGTGTTTTGAGGCATGGATCGTCTTCGAGGTAACTAACCTCATAGTCCAAGTCCTCTGCCTCTAACAGGTTCGCAGCTTCCTTACAGAACTTGCAGGTCTTGGTGGATATCACATGAAACTTACTCATAAGATACTATCCCCCCGTAGCTGGTTGATACGCATCTGGGCGTACCTCATTACCTTTTTAAGATCGGTGACCTCACTCTCTACAGGGTCCATGCCATCATAGATTTTACTACCGGCTCTGAGAGAATACTTGATGATGTTACCTGTGTGGAAAGGTAACGAGTTACGCATGATGAACTCGATAGGCTCGATATCAAACTGCGTGTAGTGCGCTGGGCGATCTACTATGTCGGGGGTGTCCATAGGATTACCTTTCCTGTGTTAAAGTCAAAGTCAGACGCACGGCAGATACGAGCAACCCGTGCCTGTGTTAGTGCAACTTCCTCTGAGAGTTTCTTTTTGGAGTAGGCGTTAACCACAGCTGCCCACATCTCCATCGATGTCTGGCAACCGTCCAAAATTTTTTCTGCTGTTTTCTCACCGCAGCCAGCCAGACCTGCATACCCATCCACTGGGTCACCTGTCAGGGTCTGCTTCATATGCAGGTAGTCTGCATCAAACTCAGAGATGGTGCGGACTTCCTCATCCTTAGCAGGATTGAACAGCTTACCGGGGATAGTGGCGAGGTCTTTGTCCTCGGACACAATCACACAGTCAGGCTCGTTGGTGGAGGTGATGCCTAGCAGGTCATCTGCTTCCATACCCTCAACCATAACAGCTGACATCTCACTCAACAGATACTGACGCAGTGCGTTCAGTGTCATTGGTTTGCGTGTCTCTTTGCGATTGGATTTGTAGCTAGGCAAAATATCTTTGCGCCAGTTCTTAGGATCAGTGATGAACATGTGGAATTCACCGTCACCCAATGCTGTCGTGATACGATGTAGATACTTATGTATATACTCGATACCTTCAGCCTCGTAGGCATGCATAGTCCAGAAACCGTCACCCCAGTTGATTGGAGTTTCGGTAACTGTCGCAGCTTTGAAGGCAACGATATCAGCATCTATCAGATACTTCGTCATTGCATCTTCCCCCCATCGAAGGAGAACAGATCAGCGCCACCATCTTCAGGGTCTTTAAAAGACATGATGGACAGACAGATGAGTGCAGCATCGTGAACCATGTTCTGCATCTCTTGGTCTTCTAGGTTCGGGTGGACCTCGGCTAACCGGGCGACACATTGAGCCATGTTCGACATTACTACTAAGCTTACTTCATCATTCATTGATCAGCGCCTCCCAGCTTGCTGGATATAAAGATGCCATCTGTTCACCGAGTAGCTCGGCAAAGTCTCTGGTCTCTTTCTGTGTGTCAGGTTTGATCCGCAGGTTATAAACGCGAGACCAGAACAGGAGACTGCCGGTCCACACCCACTCAGTGATGGCACCCTGCGGAAGGATGGCCCTAGCCTGTTCAGCACAAATGCCCAGAGCCACCATCTTATTGTAGGTAGCAATCGCATCGATGCAGATGTCGTGGTATTCCTCGAGGAACTCCTCGGACCTACGGTGTGGGTCAGGGGATGAGCCTTGCTTTACGTCAGCCGCAGACGCCCGAAAGAAGTTGGGCTTCCAGTAGGACGGTGAGGTCTTGATGTACCTGCGGCTCTCTTCATTCCATGTGCCACCCACTTGGTGCTTTGCCAGTTGTCGGCTCACAAAGATTGGTGCGGAACACCTGAAGGTAGCTTGAGGATGTGAGAAGGGATGTAGGTGTTTTTCCCTTGCAAGAAAATTGATGAGGCTCTGGTTGCGACCAGCACCGTAGTTGTCAGCTTGCTTGGAGAATGAAACACGGGCTGCATCCACAACAAGATCGTCTGAGCCGTGATGGCCCATGTATGAAACGTCTAGCATTAGTAATCCTTAACGGTTAGATTTTGATAAACTTTGGGATGTTGAATGTGTGAACTTCACGATGACAGTTAGCACACAGGAGGTGACACTTGTCCGCCTCCTCTAGCAGGCTACTCCAAGATCGTTGGAAGTTTGCCTGAGACATACCAAACTTCTTTTGCATCCCATCGTGATGATGGAAGTCAAAAACATTTGGATGGTATTCCTCGCCACACCTTTCACATGAGCCGCCCTTGTACTCAACCAAGTCTCGCTTGCGCTGTTGTACAAAGGCTCTCATCTTTATTGAGTGTGGTCGCTCAGTGCGTGTCTGCCCAATGGTTACCGACTTTGTATTCGCCGGTGATTGGACATCTGAAGTTAAAGTGTTCTCCGGCAAGCTGAAAAGATTTAACTGCTTCTGATCCGATGTCATCAGCAATCTCCTTTCGAGCTATAAGTTGAACTTCGTCATGAACGTGTGCTACCTGCGCCCAATCCTCACCCCACTTGTACCCTTTATCGGTTAGATTTTGGTACAAGAAGACTGTGGCTTGCTTTGCAAGTATGGCCCCAGCACTCTGCAGTAGGGTATTGAGTGCAGCATGTTCACTGCGGACCTGTAAGACCCTACCGTCTAACCCACGCAGATGACCGTTCTTCTTAACGGCAGCTGCAATAGCTAGGCGTAGTTCCTTGATGGCTGGGGTAGCTTTCATGAACTTAGTGATAAGCCGTTTACCTTCCTTCTCGGAGCCACCTACGATGGACCCGATCTTGGCTGGACCTGCCCCATAAAGGAATCCATAAATGAAGGACTTCGAACTGGAACGCGTAGGTAAACCCGCAGCTGCCTGATTAACGGAATGGATATCCCCGTTGACCACAACATCTGCATAGGCACCGTCATCGAACCGAGCCATCATGTGGGCTAGGCATCTGAGTTCGAGGCCAGAAAGATCGGCACCCACAAGCGAGTAACCAGCCGGTGCATGGAATAACGATCTGCACTCAGTTCCGTAGGGCGCATTGATACTGGGCGTTTGACTGACGTTTGGCCTGTTGTGTGTACAGCGCCCAGTGGCGGCACCATTGGTATTAACTTGTCCATGTATCTTTCCGTTCTTTACCATCTTGAGCCAAGCATTCTGACCGACAGCTAGCTGACCGATCCGTTTGTTTAGCATCAAGTATTCGTTGAGAAGTTTAGCTTCTGGGTATTCAAGTTCTGCTAGAACGCTTTCATCGACCTTGGGTTTGCCTTGGTCTGTGAATGCCACGGGGGTCCAGCCCCGCAGCTTTTGCAATCTGTCTGCGATGTGGTCTCGGCTAGCAGGGTTGAACACAATCTCTTTCACCTTGTAGGTCTTCACGCCTTTGACGTAACCTCGGGCCTTGTTGTTGACCTTTGGTACGAATGGCTCTCGGACTTCCCAAGGCTCGAAGGCTGACTGTAGTTCAGCTTCAAGTTCAGCTTGGCGACCCTGCAACTTAGCGAGAAGCTTGTGTGCCTCTGCCTCGTTGAAGTGAAAGCCATGCCGCTCTTGCTTTCGGATAACATGAGCGAAGTCATGCTCTAGTTTAACCGACTGTGCGCTGGGCTTCTTTGACATGATGCAGTTGTAGAATGTTAGGTTGGCTCTACAGTCTTGGACGCAATAGGTTTGCATAGCTTCAGACCACTCGGCCCATCCACCATCATACTCATCCTTGTGGTTACCCAGCCTCAATCCCCACGCCTTCAAACCATGAGACCCTATCAGCTGCCGAGGGAACTCAGCGCCTTGAGGTTTCTTGATGTAACTGAAGTCGTTGTTCTTGAGGTCAGGCCACACAAGCCGGGACATAATCAACGTATCATGTATCTCCCCGGTGTACGCAAAACCGTACAGCTTTTCCAAAGCAGGGAAGTCGAAGCCTTGGATGTTGTGGCCTGCTAGTAACTCTGCGTTTTCAAGATATGTGAGACCATCTGCGATGGATACATAACCTTCTTGATCTGCACAGCTTAGGACTTCTTCAGTGTCCATGTCGATGAGGACTAACGAATGACATACATCAAGTTCGTCTAGCAGTCCGTTGGTTTCGATATCAAATAGAATACGTTTCATGCTGTCCCTTTCGACTAGCTCGTTAAAAGTCTGATGACCCATCATCACCTTCGAACACTTCAGGGTCTTGAACCTCAAGCATTCTGCCGGTGTCTTTGTTGTAATGTAGGTAGCAACCGATCCCGGTCTCGCCGGTGAAGCGGTTCTTGAGGCAACGCACAGTCGCTATGTTAGGGTTGTCACCCTGTTGGTTACGCTCAACCCCCAGACAGATGTCAGAGAGCTGGGCGATACTTGCAGAACCCCGCAGCGAATTGAGGGATGTCTGTAGGCCTTCTTCCCATCCCTTGTCACCCGCTGGGCGGCGAAGGTGGGACACAAGGATCATGCCGATGCCCGTCTCTTCAACGAGAGACCGCAGCTTGGTCATTAGGACATCTATACCCTTCCGCTCATCCCCATCTGAAAGGCCTGAAATAGCAATACTGAGATGATCGAACACAATCCAGCCAACGCCACAGCTTTTGGCAAGGTATCGGATTTTGGAGAGGAGGCTCTCGGTAGCAAGAGAACCGAAATGATCGTAGAGATAAACACGGTCGCTACCAACGGTGTCATCATAAGCAGACTTGAGAGTATCATAGCACACTCCTTCTTTTGAAAGGTGAAGGGGCTTGTCTATTGCCAAACCCATTAGCCCCAGAGCCGTGCGTTTCACGTTCTCTTCGAGGGCTATGTAGCCAACGGTCTCGCCTTGTTTGATAAGGTGGTATGCAATTTCTCTGCAAACCTGAGACTTGCCAACACCACTGCCTGCGGTGATGGTCACTAGCTCACCCCGCCGCATACCTCTGGTCTTCTCGTTGAGGCCTGCGAAGGGGTAGGGGATTGAGGGTACTTCCTCATCGTGAGCTATGCTTTCCCACAGCTCTGTGCCGTTGATGATACCATCAGGGCGGTAGACTTTGGCAGACCACATAGCATCGATCAGCTCCTTGTTCTTACCCTTGACCAGCATGTCATTGGGGTCTTTCTCAGGGAGCCTAGCGATGTGGGCTTTGCCGGGAGTGAGGAGTTGGGCAACCTCGAGGGCCGCTGCATCCCCAGCCTTGTCGTTGTC